TTCTCAAACTAAGTAATGCAATGGATACTCAGGTCGTGGTGGCTCTTATCGGTGGTGGCTTCCTTGTATTGGTGGCGCTCATTGGCAAAATCGGCAGCGACAACAAAAAAGACCACGGGCAAGTACACCAAACCTTGGGTCGAATAGAACAAAAGATTGATCATCATGTTGACAATCACCAGTAAAGACAAAGCAATGTTTGCCAGTTATGCACGCTCACTCGTTGGCGCGCTCATTGCCGTTTACTCGACAGGCGCAACAGACCCACGCGATTATGCAAAAGGTGCAATTGCAGCAATCATCCCACCATTGCTTCGCTGGGTAAACAAAAACGATCAGGCATTCGGACGTGGCAACAGCCAAAGTCAATCCTGACGCACGGCCATACACAGGCAACAGCGACGGCCCATCCGCTGGCCCACGTGCCGGCATGAACGAATGGATTAAGCAAGCGCTCGCAGCATCAAATAACGCTGTTTGGAATAACGGTTCTTGGGGTGTGCGCGACATGCGCGGCAACCCTGGCTCTTTGTCGGTGCATGCCACGGGCAGAGCTGTTGACTTGTCATATCGCAAAACAGAAAAGCACACAAACGCCAGCCGTAAAGGCGCGTTGACATTTATTGACATTGTGGTGGCGAACGCAAACACGCTCGGCGTTGAGTGCATCCTCGACTATTTCCCTGCACCGTACGGGCGCGCGTGGCGTTGCGATCGTCAGGCTTGGAAGAAATACAGCAAGCCAACCATCCACGGCGCACCCGGTGGCGACTGGTTCCATATCGAGATAACACCACAGGCCGCCGACTCGGTGATCTTTGTAAAAGCCGCATTCTTAAAGGTGTTTGGGGAAATCCCACCTAAGGCCTGAATTATTGTCTAGGGTCGGAGTACCGACAAAAGGACAGGCAATGACTGAACCCCAGATAGTGGATTACAGCGTCTATACAGGAGTGATGGACAACGGCCAAGAAATCTTGGTGCAGATATTTACTAGCCCAGAGTCGGGCAAGTTCCTTATGGGACAAATCGCATTCAGATCGCATGCTTCTAGTTGGGGCGTGCCCATACCTTTGGAGAAACGATGAACTATTTTGCAGAAAAAATCATTGGGCTAGTACTTTGTACGGTTTTTGGTTTTACGGTCGCTGTAGGCGCTCCTGACGCGTCTGGTGCCCCGTCTGGCACCATTGCGCTAGCGCCGATTAGCGTCCAGCCGTACCTGATTGAGCCAACCACGACCACAAGCTCAACGATCTACATTGACCCGTACAGCAGCGCTTGTGAGCAGTTCAGCGCGCTTGCCGTAAACCTTGGTTGGCCTGCCGATCAGCGCACCGTGCTCGAATCCGTGATCAAGCGCGAATCTAATTGCACACCTAACGCAATTAACCGCAAAGACCCAAACGGTGGGTCGCGCGGATTAATGCAAATCAACGGTTTTTGGACTCCGTGGCTTATTGAGCGCGGAATAATTACAAGCGCCAAAAACTTGTTACAGGCTGATGTTAATTTGCGCGCAGGATTAGCAATTTACAATTACGGGGTCGAGCGTCACGGGTTCGGCTGGGGGCCATGGTCAACAAAATGAGCGAAGGCATGTCATACAACCAGGGTGAACTGACCGAAGAAACACGCAAACTTGTACTGGAGCAAACAGCAATGACAAACCACACAATGGCCATGTTCGGGCTAATTGACGACATTATGGCGGTCAGCAAAAACCCACACGCAAGCATCATCCAACGTCTAAAGACAATGAAAAACCAATTGTCATTAGAAGACCCGATGCCGCTTTACGATGTGACTACACTTGACTTAGCAATCAAAGCACTACAAGCACATTCCTAACCGACAAGGAGATTCCGACAATGAGCATTGCTCTGTTTATTACATGCGAAGCATGTGAAAGTCAAACAACCGTTACACGAAACGACGATGTCGAAGTAATAGGCAACCGAATTAAACAAATCGTGCGCGAAGTAGAAATTACTCGTGGCTGTTTTCATGTTTGCGTTGACGACAAACTGAAAGAGTTTGGTGTCGTATGAAAACGTGCACGATTTGCAAAGGCTCAATTGCCTACCCAGAGATCACAGGCAAAACACATTTCGTTTGTGACGGCCGTGTACCGGCAAAAAAACTTGCGCCATTTGTTCAAGGGATGTTGGCGTCACAGTCGTCTGCGAATGCGCGTTGGACACGCGATGAACAAAACAAAGTTGATGCAGCGATCTTGCACGTTGCGCGCACAAAAGGTTTCTTTACATCTGACGACATTTGGCAACATTTGGGCGACCAGTTCCCTGTCACCAAAGGCATCGCTGGACGATTGAACGCAGCTGCACGCCGTGGCATTATCCGAAACACAGGCGAACTGGCATACGCGCAGCGCGGTGGTGCACATGACCATGCACAACGTCTAAGCGTCTGGGCAGGCATCTGATGGGCTTTGATCTAAGCAACTACGAAACAGTTGAGCAACGGCTAGTCCGCTGGTGGGCTGCATACCCGAACGGGCGCGTGTACACGATGATGATGAACTACACAGGTGACGCTTGCGTGTTCTATTGCGAATTGTACGCCGATAAAGAAGACAAGGTGCCAGTCGCTACGGGCTATGCAGAAGAAATCAAAAGCGACCGCGGCGTCAATGCCACATCGTTTGTAGAGAACTGTGAAACAAGCGCGATCGGTCGTGCAATTGCCAATTGCCCTTTGCAGGCGCCTATTAGTGGCCCTAGACCGTCACGTAATGAAATGCAAAAAGTTGAGCGTTTAACCACACCACCTCAACCACAAACGCACACACCCTCTGGCGCGTTCGCCACACCTAAACAGATCGGCTACATCAAGAAACTTGCCAAAGATGCCGGCATGGACGATCTTCGATTGTTGGAATTAATCCAGCGCGAACTAAACAGCGACGAAGCGGTTTTGGAACTATTGAAATCACATGAAGCAAGCAGAATTATTGAGGTGTTGAAATGATGTGGTTTGTGTGGGCAAACCTTGTAGGCATTTCGCTCGGTTTAATGTTGACGCTATTCGTAACAATGTTTGACGACCCTCGAAGGGTCGCTGGACGCAAAAGGGGAAAGCAATGACATTGGAAGAACTGATTACAAACATTGAGCGCTTGCAAAGCGTTTACAACTCAATGGTTGACCCAGAACAACACGAAGCAAGACAGTACGTGCGCTGGGCTATCAAGCACCTTGCAGACAAGACGTACATGGCATCGCTCTAATGAAATTAGACCCAAAGATTAGCGAAGCCGACTTTAAAGACATTGTGATCAGCGTTGCTAAACGTTATGGCTGGTTAGTGCATCATGATCTGCCGGCACAGAACAGTCGAGGGCGCTGGGCAACACATGTGCAGGGCGATGTGGGTTTCCCTGACCTGTTCATGGTGCACCCATTCCAAGGCGGACGGCCGTTAGTCATTGAATTAAAGGCAGAAAAGGGTAAGACAACGCCTGGGCAAAAGATCTGGTTAAATGCTTGCGAACTTGCAGGATGTCATGCAGCTGTGTGGAAGCCCAGCGACATGGAGTACATCTTGTACACGTTAAGCAATCCAAAAATGTAAACAATCGGCTAGTAGCAAGCACCTATCAGAGTCGCGTCTGGTCGGGTAGAGGTCGCGGTAACGCGGGTAGATCGGCGCGCCCTTAATCATGCAAGACAAAATGAGCAAGGCAAAGCGTCGAGGCGAGCCGTAAACATAATCGGCTAGTGAGTGCAAAGGGAACCAGGTTGGGCAATCTGGTGGGTGGAGCATTCACACATCTCTTGACCTACAAATGACATACAGTTAACAAACAAAGAAAGCACCGACATGAACCCGACAACAAACACAACCCACCAAAACCGAGGACAAGGCGCGCAAGCGCCGCGTCAGCGCAAGCGAAGCGCGCGAGCATGACACGCAAACTAACCGAACACGACACAACAATCTACAAACAAGCACGCGCTGAACTACTGCGCGACCAACCCTTGTGCCATTGGTGCAAACGCAACACAGCAACAGAACTAGACCACCTAGTCGAATCAGACAAAGGCGGAACAATAGAAGACGGATACGTTGCAGCATGCAAACCATGCAACAGCGCAAGAGGCGCAACGTATCGCAATCGCAAACTTGCAAACGCAAAACAAAATCGTGAAAAAGCAATAAACAATTTTTTATACGCAAACGAAATGCCCCCGAGCCCCAACCAAGAATTTGTCGCCAACAGCTCAAACCAGCCTGAACTGGCGTCAACTGGCCATGACCGGCCGAGACTGGAAACGATCATTCCAGATCACGCCGACTCATTAGCTGGACTTGTGGGGGACATGGCAAAAAAAGTGCTTGGCGTTACTTTGATGCCGTGGCAAATGCACGCTCTTGAGGGAATGCTTGCGGTTGACGCTGATCGAAAGTTTGTGCATCGCTCGAGCCTTGTGTCGGTCGCGCGGCAGAACGGCAAGACCACGATCATTCAGGCGCTTATTCTGTTTTGGCTTGTTGAGATGCCAAAGATACGTGGACAAAAACAAACCGTTGTATCTGGCGCGCACAGACTTGATCTTGCGTGTTTGTTGTTTGATGATTTGTCGCCAATTCTTGAGGAGTACTACGGCGCGAAGATTGTTAAATCTTACGGGCGTTATCAGGCCACGATGCCAGACGGCAGCAAATGGTGGGTCAAAGCATTGAAGCCAAACCAAGGTCACGGTATGAGCATTGACCTAGTGATCGTGGACGAATTGTTTGACGTCAACCCTGACTCGGTAGAAGGCGGACTCTTGCCGGCACAGCGCGCACGCAAAAACCCGTTGGCATGTTTCTTCTCTACTGCCGGCACCGAGGAATCTGTGCTATTTCAGCGTTGGCGTGAAGCTGGCATTCGAGCGATTGACAAAGGCGAGCCGTCCACGATGTACATGGCGGAATGGTCGCCTGACCCAAGCCTTGACCCGCTACATCCATTGTCATGGGCGTGGGGTAATCCTGCGCTCGGTTACACGTTGGACATGGACACGATCAGGCAGGAATCCACAAACCCCGATCGCGCGTCATTCCTGCGCGCAAGTCTCAACCTTTGGGTGAGTGTTGTGCGCGGTTGGATTGAGCCTGGGCGTTGGCCGTCATTGGAATACAAAGGTGACGTGCCCAACGGTGGGGTCGTGGCGATCGAGTCTTCGCTGGACGATTCCCGATACAGCGCGACCAGATGCGTCAACCTGTCAGACGGCCGTGTGCTAGTCACCGTGGCATTTATCGCCGAATCAATCACCGAACTGTGGGAGAACGTGCAAGAACTCGCCAAAGACCCCACGATCAGGTTTGCCCTATCGCCAACCGTGGACGCAACCTGCCCGCCAAACATTGAGCGCCGCCGCGTGGTGGTCGGCTATGCGGAATTAGGACGGTTTACACCGCTAGCCAAAAACATGATCGCCGAAGCACGCCTATTGCACACAGGAGAAAAACTGTTGGCGGAGCATGTTCAGCGCGCTGTTGCTGTTCGCACCGACAACACGATTGTGCTCTCGAGCAAGCGATCACCTGGGCCTATTGAGTTAGCGCGAACAATGGTCTGGGGTATTGGCATGTGTGCCCGTCCAGTTAATAGCGGAAAGCCCATGCTTGTTGCGGTAAATAACTAAGATGATCGCGGCGACCGCGCTGCTTGCCTTTTGTCGGAATCGGATAAGTCATGCGCGGTTGCCACTTATATGACAAAGTAGGACTATGGCGATATTCAACAAAACACGCAAAGCAGCAATAAGCCCTGCCCCATCCAAGGCGGCTGCAGCTGGTGGTTTTGCACCTGGTTATTCATCGTCAAACGTGGGCGTCAACATGATCGGCCAGTACTACACCTACCGCGAAGGCGAAGCACGCAACGCTGCAATCAGCGTGCCAACAATTAACCGCGCACGCGATCTGATGGCATCAGTCATTGGCTCAATGAATTTGCGCGCATACAACGAGTTTTGGAACGGCGAAGAAATGGAAAAAATTTACATTGCGCCACGTTCATGGCTACGCCGACCAGACCCATCAGTTTCGTTCCAGTTTCTTATGAGCTGGACTCTTGATGACCTCATGATGTTTGGTCGCGCGTTCTGGTACATCACTTCGCGCACCGCTGACGGCTACCCTGCCACTTTTACTCGATTGCCTGCCGGCTCAATTACCACGACCGACATGGCTGGCCCTGTGTGGTTTGCACCGTCAACACAAGTGTATTTTCAAGGCGGAGAAATAGACCCAGCAAACCTTGTGCAATTCCTATCACCAGCACAAGGCCTGATCTATTCGGCACCAGGCGCCATAGAAACCGCGCTCAAACTTGAAGCAGCGCGCAACCGTAACGCATCATCAAGCATCCCTGCCGGCGTTCTAAAACAAACAGGTGGAGAGCCACTTAGCGCGCAAGAGTTGGCTGATTTGGCAAGCGCGTTTAACGCTGCGCGAGCAACAAACCAAACCGCTGCACTTAACGAGTATTTGACATACACGGAAACAAACAGCACGCCCGACAAAATGCTTTTGATTGAAGCATCGCAATATCAGGCGCTTGAAATGTCACGTCTGGCAAATGTTCCCCCATATTTGGTGGGCGTGGCAACTGGCGCATACTCGTACCAAAGCAGTCAGCAAGCACGCGCGGACCTGTATCTGTTTGGCGTAAAACTTTATGCAGACGCGATCGCTGGCGCGCTGTCAATGGACAACGTGCTACCGCGCGGAACCTATGTCGAGTTTGACGCAGATGAATACCTAGAAGAAAACTTTATGGCCGATCGCATGGACGATGAAAAAGTAATTGTTAGAGAAAACACACAAGAGGAGTTAGCACGATGATCAAGTTAATCGCAGGAGAATTTACGGTTGACGCCGCCAAAGGCGATGCACCACGACGCACAATCTCGGGAACGGCTGTTCCCTACAACGTGCCAGCAACAGTTTCGGATGGCACCGCTGTAATTTTCCGTCCAGGTTCATTGCCAGTTGAAGGCAAAGCCCCACGCCTGTTCATGTATCATGACGCCAGTATGCCCGTGGGCGTAGTGACCGAACGCGTAGATACCGAGCAGGGAATGATGTTTAGCGCCAAAATCAGCGCAACTGCGCTTGGAAATGACGCGCTTGTTATGGCTATGGACGGCACTATCGATCAAGTCTCGGTGGGTGTAAATCCAGTCAAGTTTTCTTACGATGATGCCGGCACGATGATTATTGAAAGTGCTACCTGGCAGGAATTGTCGCTTGTGCCCATAGGAGCATTTGGTGACATGGCCAACATCGCCAGCGTTGCTGCGAGTATCCACCAAGAGCCCGAAGAAGTAGTGTTAAATGAAGAAGTAACCCCAGTAGAGGAGAAACAAGAAATGTCAGAAGTAACCGCACCAGCAGTCGAGGCAACAATCCCTACTGCACCAATTTTCGCACAAGCCAAAAAAGAATTTGTTTTGCCAAGCGCAGGCGAATTCATGGCCGCCTATCACATCGGTGGCGACACGTTTGCAAACATGAACAAAGCTGTCGCTGAATACACAGCATCAAAGAAAACAGCGTTGCAAGCAGCTGCAGGTGACGTGCTTACCACGGACACCCCAGGTCTGCTCCCTGTTCCGGTGCTCGGACCATTGGTGCAGGATCTAAACTTCATCAGGCCTACGGTGGAAGCACTTGGAGCACGCGCTTATCCAGATAACGGTCAGCAGAAAACCTTTATCCGTCCAACGATCACCACGCACACAAGCGTTGCTGCACAGTCACCAGAATTGTCGGCAGTATCGGCAACAACCATGGTCATTGCGTCAAACTCGGTCAGCAAGACAACCCTTGCAGGTCAAGTCACATTGTCAGTACAAGACATTGACTTCACTTCGCCAAGCGCAATGCAATTGATCTTGAACGATCTCATGGGCGAATACATGATCGCATCAGACAACCTTGCAGCAGACAACCTGCTTGCAGCTGCAAACTCGTCAGGCGTATGGGATGGAACTCCAGAAGATTTCCTGAAGTCCGTTTACGATGCAGCCAATGACGTGTCAAGCGGTCGTAACTGGATGCCAACACACATGTTCGTCTCGGTAGATGTGTGGTCACAACTTGGACAACTTGTTGACTCGAGCAAGCGTCCATTGTTCCCGTTCATCGGAGCAGGCCTCACCGGTCAGAACGCACTTGGCAACTCAAGCGCATCTTCATGGAACGGCAACCCAATCGGATTGCAACTGGTAGTTGACAGCAACTTCGCTGCAAAGACCATGATCATCACCCGCGTTGGTCAAGGCCAAGGCGATGCTTTCGAGTTCTACGAGTCCATCCGTGGCTTGCAGAGCCTTGAGGCTCCGTCTGTACTCGGTCGCACGATGTCGTTCCACGGTTATGTCAGCACGTTCGCTGCAATCGGTGGCATGATTCGCAAGATCACCCAGGCTTAGTAGAAAGGCGGCCTAACCGCCATGGCTACTTACACAGTTACTAACAAGTACCTGATTGACAACTTTGCCGTACTGCAACTCCTGACCCCCAGCGAGATTGCAGTCGGCAGTTCAATCACGGTTGCAGGCGTTGACGCCACATTTAACGGCACCTACACGGTGCGCGCATTGCCACAGTATTTGTTTTTGGGAATTGATACGCAAGGAGACTTGCTCTATGACTACCAGGTGCCAATTGCTGATCAGGTGCTATATGCAAAAACAGCAGACGGTGTCGAGCGTGTCGCCGCGACCGGCACGGTTTCTTACTCGCCTGTTTGCACATGGGTAAACGCCGCCGATGTAATGACTTATCTGGGCATCACGATTACCAACCCATCGGATGATTACACGTTGCTCACGCAATCGGTGTCGGCAGGCAACCAATTCTGTTATCGCAGGCGTCAGGAATCGGGCTACATAGACTCCCTAACGACCTCTCCAGGCGGTGACGCAACATTGGGCACTTTGATGTATTGCGCCGCTCTGTGGCGCTCTAGAGGCTCAATAGAGGCAACCTACGCCACATTTGATGGCATGGGCACAGCTCCACAGCAAAGCCTGACCCCGATCGTGAAGCAGCTTTTAGGCATTCCACGTCCAGCGGTTGCCTAATGGCTTACACCGACCTGTTTAACGAAGCAATAGACGATGTAACGGCAACGCTTACTGCTGTGTCTGGGCTGCGCGTTGTCAATGACCCTACAAAACTTGTGCCAAATTGTGTGTACCTTGATGCACCAAATTTCATTACAAATGCTGGCAACGGCAACATTGTGCGCCTTGAATTCCCGATCAAAGTAATTGGGTCAGGCCCAGCAGGTCTGCCGGTGCTTCGCTCAATCTTGAGCATCGTGGCAAGCGTGCTTGGCTCACCAATCATCGTAATGGCAGGCCGTCCGTCAAGCCTTGAGATCGGTGGCGCGCTATATCCGTGCTACGACCTTGATTGCGCCATCCAAGCCCAGACCGCATAATCCACTACGAGTAGCAATAAATCATCTAACATCAAAACAGAACTAAGGAGCAATTATGGCAACCTCAACTTATCTTTCAAACCCAACAGTCAAGGTTGGCGCCGCTATCGGCTCAATCACCGACATCACCGACCAAGTTTCCGCAGCCACGCTGACGGTCACGGCCGAAGCACTTGAAGACACCGCGTTTGGTTCCACATCGCGCACCATGACGGCAGGCTTGTTCAGCAATTCACTCACGCTCACGGTGTACGCATCGTACGCAGCGTCAGAGTCCTACGCAGTTTTGTCACCACTTCTTGGCACAAAATGCGTTGTCAAAGTAAACCCAACAAGCGCAGCTGACGGAACTACAAACCCTGGCTTTATTTTGACCGACACCTACTTGTCAAGCATTCCAGTAATCAACGCATCGCTTGGCGAACTAAGCACCTTTGACATTGAATTTGAAGGTGGCGTTTACAGCGTCGACGTAACCCCATAATTAACGGCTCCAAGCCGACATAGGAGACAACATGAAAATCAAATTGCAGTTAAAGCGCACGCCTGACAGCGCGCCCGAGTACTACTACACAAACCTGTTTGTAGTTACCGAATGGGAACGGCTCGAGCGCCGCAACATCCAGCAACTATCTACTCAACCGCTGTACAGCGATTATTGCTGTTGGATGCACACGATCTTGAAACTCAAAGGCGAGCAGGTTGGTGACAACTGGCGCGATTGGATTAGTAAAAACCCTGACATCGACATCATGCCGGTACTGGACGAAACTGATCCAAACCCTACGGACGCGGCACCTACCGCCGCCAACTAGCAGAGATTTTGGTCGCGGTCGGTTGGTGGCCTAGCGACATTATGTTTGACGCTCGAGACGTGGTTACGGTCATTAAAGTCCTTAACGAGGCAAACAAAAAACGGAGATAACGTGGCGGAAGTATCGGCAAGGGTTGAGGTAGTAGGGCTCAAAGATGCTTTAAAGACCCTCAACAAGATTGACAAATCTTTGCGCCGAGAAATTACCAAAGATTACAAAAAGATTGTCCAGCCTGTTATTGATGACGCCAACAAACTTGTGCCGTCTGGCGTGCCATTGTCTGGTATGTCGCGCAATTGGAAAACAGGCTCAGGGTTCCAAATGTTGCCGTGGATACCTGGCATGAAACAAAAGATTGCAGCCAAAATCAATACTCGAGCGATCAAGGAATACAACGGGAATACAACCAATGTGGGCACGTTTGGCATCCAATGGAAAGGTGCGACTGGCACGATGTTTGACACGTCAATGGCAGGTTCGCTGGGTCGCGCGCTAACTGCACGCTATGGCAGTCGTTCGCGAGTAATGTGGAAAGCGTACGAGCAACGCCAAAACGATGTCATGTCCGAGATGGAGCAATTGGTGAAGCGCGTCATGGATGAAGCGAACAGAGAGACTGCATAATGGCAATCAATATCCCGATTATTTCTGAGTTTGACGGCAAAGGGATTAAAAAGGCTATTGCCCAATTTAAGCAACTGGAAACGACATCGGAGAAAGCCCAGTTTGCAATTAAGAAAGCGGCGGTGCCGGCAGCTGCAGCGCTTGGCGGTTTGGCGATTGCGCTAGGTGACGCGACCAAAGCAGCAATGGAAGACCAGCAAGAACAGGCGGCGTTAGCGCTTACTTTGCAAAATGTCACGGGTGCTGGCGCTAAACAGACCGCACAAATTGAAGATCAGATCAGCGCAATGTCTCGAGCATCGGGTATCGCTGACACGGAGTATCGCAAGAGTCTTGAGGCTTTGGTGCGCGGTACAAAAGATGTTGATATAGCCATGCGCGACATGAACCTGGTTATGGACATCAGCACCGCGCTACAAACCGATTCCAGCACCGTTGCCGATGCGCTCGCTAAGGCCTATCAAGGCAACTTTAAGGCGCTCCGATCATTAAGCCCAGAGATGGCAACCATGATCAAAGAAGGCGCCAGCCTTAACGAAATCATGGACGTACTTGGCGGAACCTTTGGCGGTGCTACCGCGAAAAACGCAGAAACCGCTGCAGGCAAAATGAAAATACTTACAAACTCGCTTGGAGAAACCAAAGAGTCAATCGGCGCTGCTTTGTTGCCCGTGCTTGAAGCCGTGTTACCCGTGCTAAACAAGTTTGCTGCATGGGCTCAAGACAACCCCAAAGCATTCTTGGCAATTGCCGGCGCGATAGGGCTGGTCGCCGCTGCGATCGTGGCCACCAATATCGCTATGGCGCTCAATCCATTTGCGCTTATTGCTGCAGGCGTAGCGTTACTGGTTGCTGCGCTAGTCGTTGCGTACAACAAATTTGAGTGGTTTAGGACAGGCGTTAACGCAATTATTAACGGCATCCTTGGCGCATTTGAGTCTGTCGTTAACGGTGCGATCATGATGGTTAACGGCATTATTCGCGCTTACAACGCCATTCCATTAGCGCCAGATATTCCCACAATTTCGCACGTCAACTTGCCGTCTGTTGGCGGTACAAAAACGCCAGCGCTACCACCAGCACTCAAAAGCGGTGTCATTCCGCGCATGGCTGAAGGCGGCATTGTGTCTAGCCCTACTTTGGCGCTCATCGGCGAGGCAGGCCCAGAGGCCGTAGTGCCGTTAAATCGCATGCGTACAGGCGGAGACATAACCATCAATGTGACTGGCGGTTTGGCAACAAGTGCTGAAATAGGTCAATCTGTTGTTAACGCGTTGCGCGCCTACTCGCGGAGTGCAGGGCCGTTGGCTCTGAACATTGCCTGATGCCTGGCGTTGCGGTCGTTGATTCAGGTAATTATGACCTGCAAATAGAAACAGGTTTTATTGTTAACTCGTTTCGTTTAGACAACTCCGTTGCTGGCGTGCTTGATAACACCGTTTATGTACTTGACGGTACAACCGAATTTGCTGATGTTATGGCTGATTGCACCGATGTGATGGTGCGCCGTGGTCGCCGTGACGTGGGCGATCAGTTCAGCGCAGGCACAATGACATTTACCATTCAAGACGTGGACGGCATTTTTAACCCATTTGACGACAACAGCCCGTATTACGACACACCACAATCAATGCCAGGTCTTGCACCCATGCGTCAAGTTCGCCTGATTCGATATGACTCAAGCAATAACGCTGAATACTTGTTTTCGGGCTATGTGGTCAATTATGACTACAACTTTGCACTAGGCGGTTTAGACACCGTGACCGTGTATTGCGCTGACCAGTTTTATCTTTTGTCACAAACATATATGAACGAACTAAACGTCACCGCCCAACTATCAGGTGCACGCATAACGACCGTGCTTGACTTGCCAGAAGTTGCGTTTCCTGCCCTGCAACGCAATATTGCTACAGGCACAGTCAACCTTGGCCATGATGCCGCCTACACCGTTCCTGCCGGCACAAACGTGCTGCAATACATAACCCAAATAAACGAAACTGCCGAATTTGGCCGAGTGTTTATGTCCAAGGAAGGGTCGCTATATTTTCAAAACCGTATAGGAACAACGCTAAGTCCATCAGTAGCCGATTTCAAAGATGACGGTACAGGCATTAAATATGACGGTTTAGGCATCTCTTTTGAAGCCGATTCGGTAATTAACAGATCGGTCGTAACAGGTTTAGACGGCGATTCCTATACAGCAACAAATACAGGTTCAATTGCTATGTATTTCACCCAAACATCAAGCATCACAAACAGTTTGTTGCATGACGCGACCGAAATTCAAAATGCAGCTCTTTACTTGCTGAACCCACTTCCTGAACCAAGGTTTACCGAAGTCGAAACCAAGTTTTTAATGCTTACCACCGCCCAAAAAGACACTCTTGCTGGTATTGAAATTGGTGACACAATTAGCATTGAAAAGACATTTCCAAGCGGTACAGGTACATCCCAGTTGGCACAGGATTTAAGCGTGGAAGGCATTGAACATTACCTTAATTTCGCTACAGGCCACCGTGTGCTGTACTCAACCGCGCCGACAACCATCCTGTATGACCTGATTTTGGACGACCTGTTGTATGGCACACTCGACACCGTAAATGTTTTAGGATAGGAGCACTATGGCAACACCCCCAGATTTTACTGCAGGCCAAGTTTTAACGGCTGCGCAAATGGATTTAATTGGCATGTGGCGCATTAGCGGCGGAACGGCAACAAGTTATGATGGCGTATTCACGGCTGATTATCGCAACTACAAAATCAACTTTTCTGTAACTAATTCAACAAACCAACCAATTTATTTTCGTTTTAGAGCAGCAGGAGCCGACAACTCAACCACAAACTACAACGACCTTGTGCAAGGCGTACAAATAAACGGAACTGCAAATAACATTTTGCAATCGGCCCAAACTCAATTTACTTTAGGGTATGCAGGAAATAGTGAAAATTTGCGATTAAGTGGTTCAATGGATGTATTTGGGCCACAAGTCGCGCAAAACAAACAAATTTTGGGAACCGCCAACTCTGTTGATAGCACTCATAACCGCAACATGATTTTGAATTACGCTTCTTATTTTGGCACGACAACAATTTTTGACGGTTTTAAAATTTTGCCAAACAGCGGAACTATCACAGGCTATGTGCAAATTTACGGATACAGGGATTAACCATGGAAAACAATGACAACGGCTACGAACTGCAAGCAAATCATGACGCAGGCGTAAACAAATTAATTGCGCTTGGTTTAACATGGGACGAAGTAGCTGCTTTATTTGGTTTACCTGCTGATTCTCAAACTAAGTAATGCAATGGATACTCAGGTCGTGGTGGCTCTTATCGGTGGTGGCTTCCTTGTATTGGTGGCGCTCATTGGCAAAATCGGCAGCGACAACAAAAAAGACCACGGGCAAGTACACCAAACCTTGGGTCGAATAGAAGAAAAGATTGATAACCATGTTGAAAATCACCAGTAAAGACAAAGCAATGTTTGCTAGTTATGCGCGCTCACTTGTTGGCGCACTTATTGCCGTTTACTCGACTGGCGCAACAGACCCACGTGACTACGCAAAAGGTGCAATCGCAGCAATCATCCCACCTGTGTTGCGCTGGGTAAACAAAAACGATCAGGCGTTCGGGCGTGGCAACAGTCAAAGATAACCCCAACGCACGTCCATACACAGGCAACAGCGACGGCCCATCAGCAGGCCCACGTGCCGGCATGAACGAATGGATAAAGCAAGCAATCGCAGCATCGAATGGCGCGCTTTGGAATAACGGGTCGTGGGGCGTGCGCGATATGCGCGGAAGCGCTGGAACCTTGTCAGTACATGCCACAGGCAGAGCTGTTGACTTGTCGTATCGCAAAAGCGAAAGACACGCAAACGCCAGTCGAAAGGGCGCATTGGAGTTTGTTGACGTTGTGGTGGCTAATGCAAACACGCTTGGCGTTGAGTGCATCCTTGACTATTTCCCTGCACCGTACGGACGTGCATGGCGCTGTGACAGGCAGGCTTGGAAAAAATACAGCAAGCCAACAATCCACGGCGCACCAGGTGGTGACTGGTTCCACATTGAGATCACACCACAGGCCGCCGATTCTGTGATCTTTGTAAAAGCCGCATTTTTAAAGGTGTTCGGGGAAATCCCACCCAAGGCTTGATCTATGTTCTAGGGTCGGAGTACCGACAAAAGGACAGGCAATGACTGAACCGCAGATAGTTGATTACAGCGTCTATACAGGAGTGATGGACAACGGCCAAGAAATCTTGGTGCAGATATTTTCTAGCCCAGAGTCGGGCAAGTTCCTAATGGGACAAATCGCATTC